CATTTCTGCGTTAGCGCGAGGATGGTGCATACCAGCAATAGGGTTGTGACCAGCCTTACCTTCCTCATAACCTGGGACATGGCCCATGTGTGTTGCTGTTGCTATTGGAGTAGCCATAACATGATGACCATGATGCGTCGTGAAAGAGCGAATCAAATGTCCTACGTTATAACGTACACCTTCGTGTTCGATATGGTCATCGTGATGTACTGAATGACAAGCATTAGCACGTTCACATTCGATCATTTCGAGTAGTGTTGCTGTTTTCCCATCACCGATGTCGATGCGAGAAGAAGGAGCAAGTTCGTTCACCTGCTCCGATTTGCTGACGGAAGTCAGCGATTTGAACCATTTAATCATAATATTGTTAGATTTAGTGTTTAGCCTAATTTCCGCATCCTCGAACCGAGGACGTTGATCCGGCGGTACAATGGCGAGATGGTGAAATTTGAATCTTTTAATTTCCCTTCCGTAAGGGATATTGTGCCAAGTACCACCTGGCCCAAAGTCACGTGTGTTTAGTTTAGTACCTACGCTAACGCCCTTATGCTTTCTAATCATTTCACGGGCTTCTTCGGTATCTACTGAACCTTCGCATACAAACCAGCCTTTATCAGCGTCGTATTCTGCATGGTCGATGTAGCCATTAGCTACGTCTTTAAAGTCATTAATAGAGGTAGGAATATGACCTATTGTAAGTGGGCAACCAATTAAGGTATTTAATGCCTCATCAATAGCTTCTTTCTTAATTAACTCTACGTCTCCACCCTTAACGTCCCTGTAATTAACAAGGCCAGGTTCCATAAAAAAGCATTTAAAACGCTTACCAGATGAAACCAAATTGACACGTTCGCTCCAGATGAGTGCATCATCGGGGGAAGTGGTGTTAGACTCGATAGATTCAGTTAGTTGCAACCATAGGATGAAGGGCAGTATCGAAATCGCTATTTAAAGCAATTTGGGATTGAAGCCGATTCAATGTTTGTTTGCGTCCTTTTATACTAGAGTCAAGCCTTGCACGCTTTCTTTCTGCTCGTTGTATGTCATCTAANAGAGCCTTGTAACGGGCTTTTAGCTGAATTGGACTTAAAGTTTCCTCTCTCATGCTGCGGTAAAGGTTTTTTGTAGGTTTACAATAATCCTTGCAGAACACCTGCAATTATAATCTTCACCAGGGTGTCCACGCCGTCCTGTTTCGCTATCAACTATAGGTGGGTTATCCCATGTAAATTGACGCTTTTCTAATAGTCTATGGTCATGGCGAACCCTATTATCTAGCACCGTATGCCATATATATCCCGATGAACCTAAAGCATTAGCCTGTTCTTGGACATAATTTGCTATTAAAAGATTGGTTTCTTGGATAGCCATAATGTTAGCCATACGGTTGGCTTTGCCTTGATGGGCTTTAATTATGCCTTCTAATTTATCCAATCTGCCTTCTTCCATGTTTTTTTTGACTGCTATTTGCAGGCTTTCAACATGATCTAAAGTATAATTCTTAAGACGTTCTTCTAGATTGCCATGAAGTATGTTTGTGATCTTAAGACGTACATCTTCTCGTACACTTTCACTAAATTCCATTTCTTCAACAGCTTCTAGTTTTTTAAGATCTTTAACTATTTTTTGGTGAGTAAATCCCACTATACTTTCTACCGGCTTATCAAATACTAGACCAATTTCTTTAATTTCTTTGATGGTCGAGAAAATAAGAGCAAGGAGTGCAATAACTTGTCTGTGGACTCCTTTACTTTTTTCTTTGGATTGTGAGATAATGCCACGTAATTCGTAGGGTAAATCGCCTTGTTTAATCGCATAACCGTTAAGAGTTTTATTAAATTTAGCTCCAATAGATTGTAACTCTTTGCTTATTTTTGAGTTAAACGATCCGTAAAAAATTGTTCCATTGTAATGTATTTCGCCTAACTCTAATGCGTGAGTAATTGCTGGAAATACTATACCAACGTAATTTTCCCTAGATTCTTCTATATGTGCTAAATCAAATATAGGTGAATAAATAACATCAAGGAACCAATTACGCAGTTCCCGTTCAATGGGTGCTGCATCACTGTCCCTTGGTATTATCGGTTGGAGGGTAATCTGCATTAGGCAGAAGCAAGAAGTTTTTTCTTCCCTTGGGCAGAGCCGGCCTTTTTAGCAAAATCTTTTTCAGCTCCAGCTTGGGGATTTTTATCTTTTTTGGCTTCAGGGGAACCTTGGTTTACGATTGGATCGACGTCTCTTTCACCACGTAAGACCTCAGTGTCAACAGATAGTAACCCTTCTTTTTTAAGTTCTACACTTGCTTCTTGTGCAGTCTCAAGACCACTTGTAAAGCGTTCCATAATACGTTGCTGTTTCTTAACTTTGACATCTTCAGCTTCATTACCCGTAAGTACACGTAATGGCTGCCATTCAATGTCTACATCTTCTGGCATAAAGCCAAACAACTGCTGACAACGTAATTCTACAACATCCAAGATAGCAGGTTCTAGTTCTTCACGTAGAGCCTCTACTGTTGAGTTGTAATTTTCTAAAGCGTCTTCGCCTGAGCTGAAACCACCAGCCGATTCGCCAAATAATTTATTCTTAGGTATTTTAAGTGCTGCGCACAGGTTCAAGCGAAGTTGTTCCCAGACACTTGCGAGTCCGGTAAATATAGCACCAAGGTTCTTTTGATCGTAATCATCTTCACGATCCATAACAATGGCATTTTGGAAATTCTTCATCTGGTTAGATAAAGTAATGGCCTGCTGTACACGGGCTGTAGTATTACTACTAGCTAATGCCGTGTTGAAACCTTTCATCTTCCAAACGTCGATCTTAGCCTCATCAAGTANCTCAAATATAAGATTCTCAAATTTTAGGAATGAATTAATTGAACGTATACATTGTTCAATTTCAGACATACCCCAACCTTGTAATCTTAGTCGAATATACGATGGAGCTTCAGCCCATAAGAATTTAACTACACGCGACGCATGAAGTGGGTATCCATAATAGTTATATGGTACACCATTCTTATAATCAAAAATATTTAAATTGGAAAGTACAAGTTCCCAGCGATCTGCTGGAATAAACACCAATGGTGAGTCTTCTTTAATTGCCTCAATGTCCAATTCTTTTTGAAAATCCTGATCAGTATTAATAACAAGACCAGATCCACCGTAAAGTCTACCCCAGTAAGCGAGATGCTTAAGAGCTGACATATCTGAACGAGCAAGATTAGCACACGCATTATAATTTACCCATCCTCCTATTGTTTTTGCAATCTTCCGCATATCATTCTGACTGCGGTTGCGACTCATAACACGATTAAGTTTTGTTATTTCATCTTCACTTAATTCTGGAGTAACAACTCTAAATCCACCTCTAAAAGCATCATCTACAGGCTGACAAGTAACTGTACGAAACAGTCCTTGAGTCATGTATGAATAACTAAGTAAGATACGATTTAATGAAAGCGGAACGTAAGCATTAGCATTGGCTAATGTATTAACTTGAGAAAGTTGATTAGTGGCATAAGGAGCACCTGCAAACGGTCCTTGAAAACCAAGACCATTTATTAAGCTACTCATTCCTTGACCACCTGCATTATTAATACGTTCAATATTATCTTGCTCTTTTTTAATAGAGTTAAGTTCTTGCGTAAATTGACTAACAAGATCTTGACCTATTTCTGGTAAAGAATTGATACGAGATTCGGCAGTGGGTTTGCCGGAAGAGTCTAAAACAGAAGTTAGGCGTTCGCGCATAAAGTGATCACGTTAATCTGTGATTGACCTTTGATGAATTTGAAGCAAGAAAAAGATATGACTATTCCCCACGATAAGTTATTAGGTAAACACGTTCCAGCAGCCGAAAGAGACTCAAAGCTTGTATTCATAGGAGTACCTGTAAGTGGCGAACTAAGATGGGAAACAGCCCAAATTCTTTCATATCTTAGTCAAAATGAAGTAGCTGGACATAAGTTCATAATACGTAAATTAGGTGGTTTTGGCGTTGCCAAGGCTAGAAACGTACTACTTTGGTTAGCCAGACAAACAAAAGCTAGTAAGGTTTTATGGATTGATTCCGACATTAATTGCGGTCCAGCCCAAATTGAACGTATACTATCTCACGATGTTGATTTAGTAGGTGGTGCATACCCTAAAAAACAAATACCCCTTACTTGGGTAGGTGAGCATATACCTGGTGATTACATGGGTGACTTAGCCCCTATGCTACATTTAGGCACAGGGTTCCTATTACATACCATGAAAATGATAGATGAAATCATTATTAATTTTCCTAATATTGCCTATCATTCAGATGAAGATTACGGTGATTTTGTAAAAAATGACATATTCCATGATGTATTTTCTATGGGTGTAGTTGATGACACATGGTGGAAAACGTCATACCCACGTTATATTACCGAAGATTATTACCTATCTTACCGTTGGAGAAAGATAGGCGGTAAAGCATGGTTAGACACTAAGTGCCAATGTGGACATATAGGATATGCCGACTACCTTAAGTTAAACGGTCAATTAATGGATATGACCGAACAACTTAATGAAGCTAATCTAAAGTTGCAGATGGCTCTTCATAAAGAGCGCATCCACGACAATTAAATCAACTTGCCCTCTGAAACATACGATTTCACGGGGGCAGGCGTAGCAAACGGATTAGTAACCGTTGTATATTCAACAGGAGTTATTACAAACTCTCCTGGTATATTCTTACGATTATCTCCAAAGTGAATGTTATATTGAAAGTATGCGTGGGTAGCTACTTCTGAATGTATGTTAATACTTAAGTTGGTATTTTTAGACCAAATAGTTGAAGCATCAACATACCATCCACGTACAAAAATAGGACCTCCGTTAGGGTTGGTGCAGTTATTAAAACTGATACCACGGGTTTTAGGACGTACTATTTGATCATAGATAGTATAGTCACCAAGTAACACATCGTTAATTTGGCAGTTGTTAAACTGTATATTCCATACGCCTGCTTTAAAACCTGCATCACACATTTGTGATAAATCAGTAACTGCATTAGTAACACGTTTACGTGCAATACCTGTATTAATCCATTTACAGTTGTTAAATATTACATCACCACCACGAACTTGATCATACGCACGTTCAATACCGTCTTTAAAAGTACAGTTGTTAAAAGTTACCTTATCTATAACTATTGGTGTACAACCATCAGATGCTAAGGAAGCAGTGGCCTTAAAACCCCAGTGAACTGTTCCACCATCAAATGTACAATCATCAAACTGAGTAGGACAATTATCGCCATTAAGAGTAAATACTGATTGCCCATCCGTTGCATAGGTAGGAGGATTATCTGGATTATAAGTATGGTTAAAACTGTAAATTTGATTGCTGTAATTTGTCATAAATAGTTGATATAGCCATGAGAGGCTCGAACTCTCATCTTCAGACACCTTGTAGAGCGACTACTAAGATGTGCAAATAAGTAATGTTAGTTAGTTTAGGTTTAGTTGCTCTGAAATGCTATCCTTTGCACCAATGGCTACATCAAAGGTACAGTCTCTTTGTTTCTTTTGTTTTGCAATACATAAGTCGAAAACGATCTTATTTTAAACGGATTAAATTTAGATTTTTTTATATCTTTATACACAACATCTCTACTAACGCCTTTAGCTTTAGCTATATCTAACACTGTAAATTTTATCTGTTTAGATTTCATAATACATCTAATATTGAAAGACCACTACCTAATAGTTGACTAATACCATCACTAAATGCGTCTACTTGGTCGTCGTGTTCATGGGTGTCATCTTGAGTAAAAGCCGACAATTCCATTAAAAACTCAGGTATCCACGGATTTTCTTCTTCTTTAGGTATAAGCACCATGCCTGAATCCACAAAAGGAAGTACATCGTTAATACGACTACCTTTATCCTTAACACGGGTAATACCTTCAGTAGGTACACCAAGTTCACCCAATGCCTGCATAATACCAGGACCAGATCCGGCTTCTTCTATAATAAATCTACTAACTGGGAACTCAGGTTGTTCCTGACAATGTTTTTTATANAATACGGCAGCAACACGTACAAATTCTGGAAGTGTCCATTTTCCTCTAACTTGATCTAGCAAGTAAGCCTTTTGATTAAACTTAGCCCAACACTGTATAACATAGAAGTCATTACCCTGACCTTTCTTAATAGCCGTATCACACGTTAATATTTTATCATCCCAATTATACAACCTGCCATCATGCTTACGTAGGGATTCAATTTGAATTAAATTACCACCAAGAGCTATAGGTTCTTGCTGATATTGAGATGCTAGTACATACCTACCTATACGAGTATTCTTAAGACCTTGCAGCGTTTCAGTAGATATAGTCTCAGGTATGATTGATACATCATTGACCAAAGCAGGAAATTTTAACAATAAACACTGGTCCGGATAGTTTTTTAATAAATAACCACATAAGTCATCAGGACTTAACCTTTGAGCATTTAATATGATAGGAGTGTACTCATCTGAGTTACGTCGTGATTTTAGTGTCGTTTCGACCCATTGACGTATTTTACCAGATTCAACCTTACTTAATGCTTCATCAGGCTTTGCAGGGTCATCTATACCTATAACACCACCAGCAACTCGTTTTAAGCCTGCACCCTTACCTGTTAGTGACCCACTAGTACCTTCAGCAAACGCCATACCGTTAAATTTGGTCATAAGCCTATCTGCCCTTTGCCCATCCAACAAATCCCCGTATAACGAACGAAACCACGGTTCACGCATGGTTCTAGCAACATATGCCAGTGTCTGTTCAGCCAAATCTCCAGAATAACTGGTATGGATCATCATAGAGTCAGGAAAATACGCCATACCCCAACAATAAAGTGCCTCAAGGATCTTAGTCTTACCTGTACGAGG